AAAAAGTTAAAGCAGGTGATGTGGTAGAACTTTCAGATGATGAAGGTGCTGTCTTAGTTAGCTATAGAAAAGCTGAATTACATACCGCTAAAGAAACAAAAAAGAAAGCTGACAGAAGCGTTGGTTTAGAAAAATCTGAAACTCCTTCTCCTAAAAAAAGAAGTAAGTAATGGCAATTGAAAGTGCAGCAGATTTTAACGCTTACCTTGACACAACAACAGGGTTTGGCGTAACTGCTGTATTCAATGAAGTACAAAATTCTCTTTGGGATGATAGGGTTGGTTTTATTGATTCATGGTTTGATATTGATTCTGGAAATAGAGAAAACATTAACATTATAATTGACCAAGAATATTTCGATATACAAGGAGATTCTATTGCAGTTGCTGGTTATCAACCAAGAGCTTTAGTCAAAGCTAGTGATGTACCATATATCTCACATGACGATAAATTGACTGTAAATGCAATTACCACAAACAAAGGTTCTGTTCTTAAAGCAGAAACAGTTTTCAAAGTAAAAAATGTTCAACCTGATAACACAGGTTTTGTAGAACTTATATTAGAGGAACAATAATGTCTGTCTATCAAATGGAAACTGAAGAAGATATGGCAGGTTACTTTGATAGCACTGCAGGTCATGGTGTTACTGCTGTTTTTACTAATAGTGCAAGTGAACAATCTACAATAAACATAATAATCAATAATGAATACTTTGAATTTGAACTAGGCACTGGTGTAGAGGGCACAAAACCTGTTGCATATTGTAGAACAGTAGATGCTCCTAATGCGGTGTTTGGTAATACTTTAGCTGTCAGTGCAATCAAAGATACTGATGGCAATACTTTAGTATCTGCAAAAAATTATACAATAGTAAATGTACAAGCTGATAGAACAGGTATAAGTGCATTTATGTTAGAGGAAATATAGTGGCTAATCATTTAAGACAACAAATAAGAGAACAGATTGGCACTACTCTTACAGGTTTAACAACAACAGGAAGTAATGTTTTTGAAAGTAGAGTTTATCAATTAGAGGATAGTAATTTACCTGCTTTATTAATATACACAAAGTCAGAAGAATCTGAACCTGTTGTGATTGGTAGCAACAGATTATTAGAAAGAAATTTAACAGTGGCAGTTGAATGTTATGTAAAAGCAACTACCAATTTTGACGATTCAGTTGATACAATATGCAAAGAAGTAGAAGCTGCAATAGCAGCAGATACTACTATAAATGGTTTGGCAAAAGATGCTTTTCTTGAGTCAACTGAAATAGAATTTAATGCTGAAGGTGAAAAGCCTGTAGGTTATGCAACACTCAGCTTTAATATTAATTATTATTGTCAGGAACAAAGTCCTGATGTAGCGAGGTAAATATGAAATTATTTAGTCCAGATGGCAAAACTTCTATAGATGCTCATCCTTCAAAGGTTGAAAGTCTATTAAAGAAAGGTTGGAAAGAAGAAGCAACCAACAAATCTTCTTCTAAAAAAGAGGTAAAAGAAAATGGCGGTACATAAAGGAAGCGAAGGCGTAATCAAAGTCGGTGCTAATACTGTTGCTGAAGTAAGGTCTTACTCTTTAGAAGAAAGTGCTGATGTTGTAGAAAAAACTGCAATGGGTGATTCTTCTAGAAGTTACTTATCTACACTTACACAATTTACAGCATCTGTAGAAGTATTTTTTGATGAAACTGACACTGCACAAACTGCACTATCTGTAGGTTCAACTGTTACTTTAGAAGTTTACCCTGAAGGTACTTCAACAGGTGACACTTACTACAATGGTTCTGCAATTGTGACAGGCTTTACAAGAAGTGCATCTTTTGATGGTTTGGTAGAAGCTAGTATAACTTTACAAGGTTCTGGTGGCTTAACAACTTCAACAGCATAAGATGAAAATTATTGATAAAGCTAAAGCACATTTTGATTCTTTAGAAATAAAAGAAATCAAAGTGCCAGAATGGACAGAAGATGGTGAAGAAACGCTTGTAATATATGCAAAGCCATTAACATTAGCTGAAATGTCTAGATTGCAAAGATTTGCAAAAACAGATGATGTGGCGTTAATGGCTTATTGCATAATTGATAAAGCACTTGATGCAGAGGGCAATCAATTATTTGATAAGGGCGATAAACACGCTTTAATGAATCGTGTAGATAAAGATGTATTAGCAAGAGTTGCTACAGAAATAATGTCTGCACCTACAGTAGAGGAACAGCTAAAAAAGTAAAAACAGATAAAGATTTTCAAGCTAAATATTATTTAGCAGAACTGTTAGGTATGACAGTTAAAGATTTAGAAGAAAACATGTCTTTATCTGAATATACAGGTTGGTTAGCTTACTTGGAACATAAACATAATTAGATAATGGCAGAAACAAAATACAATGTTGTACTCAAGGCGAAAGATAAAACTGCCAGAGAGTTTCAAAAATTAAATAGAAATATTGACAGCACTCAAAAAGCTATGAAAAAAATAGCTGGTGCATTTGCTGGTGCTTTTGCTGTTGGACAATTAGTAAGATTTGGCGATGAAGCCTTAAAGGTCGCAGATACTATTGGTAAGGTAGCAGATTCATTAGATGTTAATACAAGTTTTTTACAAAAATATCAATTTGCTGCACAGCAATCAGGCTTAACTACAGAAGAATTTAATAAAGGCTTACAAAACTTTACAAAGATGGTAGGTCAAGCACAGCTTCGTACAAGTGAAGCAGGTAGAACATTAGAAAAATTAGGTGTACAAGTCAAAAATGCAGATGGTTCTGTAAAAGGTGCTGAAGAAGTATTTATAGATTTATTTCATGCTCTTGATGATGTTGGTGACCAATTTCAAAAAAATGCAATTTTAGCTGACCTTATGGGTAGGGCAGGTGTAAAACTTTCAGTGTTAGGTAAAAATGGTGCAGAAGCAATGGAAGCTTTAGCAGAATCTGCTACAGGAGTATTAGACGAAGAAACTATTAGAAGGGCAGAAAGATTTAATGACACAATGAATATACTTAAAAGAAGTATATTAGCACCAATACAAACTTTATTTATTAATGCAGCTAATTCTGTTCTATTGTTTATGGATGCAATCGGTTTGATTGATGTGCCTAAAACTATGGATGAACTCAAAGAAGAATTAAGAAAAGCCACAGAGTTACAAGAAAAATTTAACAAAGCATCAGAAAGACAAGTTAGTAGACAAGGTTTAAAAGACCAAACAGACGCAATTAATTTAATTAAAAAAGAAATTGAAGCGTTAGAAAAACTAGAAAAAACAAGAAGCAATGTAGCAGCTGCAATGGAAGAAGCAAAAAGTCAGGCTAAAGCAATTACCGCAGTTGCTTCAACACTTACATCTTCTTTTACAAATTTCTTTGACGTAACTAAAAAAGGATTTTTAGATTTTGGAAATTTAGCAGAACAAGTTCTAAGGTCAGTTATATCAGAAATGATAAAAATGTTTGTAGTAAAAAAAGTATTAGGCGGTATTGGTTCTGCTATAGGTACAAAGTTTGGTACAGATAATGTCTTTGCACAAGTATTTAGTAAAGCAGCAGAAAGTTTTCAAGGTGGTGGTTTTACAGGTACAGGCTCAAGAACAGGTGGTGTAGATGGCAGAGGTGGCTTTCCTGCAATATTACATCCTAATGAAACTGTTGTAGACCATACACAAGGACAAAGTATGGGTGCAACTGTAAACTTTAATATTACTACTGTTGATGCTGCAAGTTTTGACAATTTATTAGCATCAAGAAAAGGCTTGATTACACAAATAATCAATAATGCTATGAACACAAAAGGCAAGATGGGTGTAGTGTAATGTCAGGTTCTTTTCCTACAAGTCCAAAATTTAGAACTCTTAATTTTCAAGACAATAGACCTGTCTTAGTAAATCAAACTTTATCTGGTAAAAAAACAGCAAGACAAGTAGGTGGTCAATTTTTTTCTTTTACTGTAGCTATGCCACCAATGACACAAGCAGAAGCACAAAGTATTTTTGCTTTTTTACAAAAACAAAAAGGTGGTTTTGAAAACTTTACAATACAATATCCTACAGACAATTTAGGCTCTAATAGAACACAAACAGATATATTGGTTGCAGGTGCACATAGTGCATCAGATGCTTCAATAGCCTTAGATGGTTTTGATACAAATACCGCAGGTGTTCTTAAAGCAGGTGACCTTATAAAATTTGCAAATCATTCAAAAGTTTATATGGTGCAAAGCGATATTGATTCAGATGGTTCTGGTGCATGTACTGTTTTAATCTCACCTAGTTTGGTTACGACATTAGCAGATAATGAAGCGGTTACAGTTAATAAACCTTCATTGACTGTTTATCTTTCTAGCAACGAGATTATGTATACTACAGACACATCAGGTTTGTATAACATTAGTTTTGAAGTTAGAGAGGTAGTAACCTAATGCCTAGAACTTTATCTGCTGCATTACAAACAGAAGTCGCTAATGAATCTACTAAAATTGCTTTTTTAGTTAAATTAAATTTATCTACTGTCTACAGACTTACTGATTTTTATACTGATGTAACTTACAACTCAGAAAATTATGAAGCAGGTGGTTCTTTTCTTAGAGTAGATAGCGTTCAAGAAACAGGTGATTTAGAAGTAAATGAATTAAATGTGTCTTTTTCAAATGTAAGCGATGAAGTAAGAACTTTAGTACAAAGCGGTGCATTTACAGACAAAGAAGTAGAAATATATATTGGCTACTTCAATACATCTGATGCTTTAGTAGGTGCAATAAATTATTTTACAGGTTTGATAAGAAGTGTATTTATACAAGAAGATAAAGAGAATAGCACTTTAACATTAACCGTAGCTTCTCAATGGGCAAATTGGTCATTGAAGAAAGGTAGATATTATACAAGCGAATCACAACAAGAATATGCAAGTGGTGATTTAGGATTGGAATATGCTACAGAAGTAAAAAAAGACATTGCATGGGGTAAAAACTAATGGCTTTTTTCGATAAGTTGCTAGATGTAGCTGCTATTGCTGTAGGTATTGCTGCTGTTGCAACTACAGGCGGTACTGCAATTGCATTATTCAAAGCTGCTGCAATATTGACCGCAGCTTCTGGGGTTAATAACTATCTAAATGCAAAAGAACTAGCAAAAAATTTACAAGCCAAAACAGAAGGCATACTTGCAAATAAAACGACAGCAGGTGGTAAGATACCTGTCATTTATGGTGCTAGAAGAGTCGGTGCACAAATTGTATATATGGACACTGCTGCAAATCAAAACAAAGATTTGTTTGTGGTTTATGCTTTAGGCGTTGGTGAGATAGAAAGTATAAATCAAAACAGCATTATGATTGATGGTACTTTAATTACTGATTCAACTAGATTTAAAGATGGTTACTATATTGGTTCAGATAAAATAGCTTCTGGTGCAGGTAGTTTAAATACCGCTAACAATACAGGTGATATTACAACTGTCACAGGTAATGGTTCTGACCCAACTGACGTATATAGAATGGTATTCAACTTACATCATGGTGCAGCTACACAGACTGCTGACCCAATGTTGATTGCATCAACAAGTGGTAAATGGACAAGTAGTCATAAATTAAATGGTATTGCTTATATTGCAGCTAAGTATCGTTACGATACAGGCGGCATGTTTAGACAAGTACCAACACTTACAGTAGAAGTACAAGGTAAAAAAGTTTTTGACCCAAGAGATACATCACAAACATTTGGCACTGTATCTAC